AGAATCAACGCCAGCTTTTGGAAAATGATATTCGGCGCGTTATTCTTCAAAGTTATGGTGTTGTCGGAATAGTGAATTTTGGAACAGATTTAACGGGTCGAAAATTCTCTGCCAATTATAGCGTAAATACGATATATTCCTCAGTGACAGATTCTATAGGGGTACAGTTATGACAAGCGTTTTAGATGCCAATGGCCTGACTATAGAAACGTTACCTGAAATTGTAACCGATTTAACTACGCAATTACAGGCCATTTACCCATTCGCGAATGTGGCATCCAACTCACCTGATGGCCAAATGATTAATATCTTTGCTCAGGCTGATTTTGACCAATTGCAATTATTAGCCCAAGTAAACGCTGGATTTGACCCGGATCAAGCAATTGGTGTGATTTTAGATCAACGCGCTGCTATCAATAATATTCAGCGACAGGGCGGCACATTCACGATTATCGCCATTACGATAGTTACCACAGCCACAGTGACGCTTGCGGGCCTGGATGGAAATTTCAATAATGTTAACGGTACCGGCTTCACCATTCAGGATAACGCTGGGAATCAATATATTCTGATCGATACCACAACGTTGACCGCAGGGACGAACGTTCTTGATTTCCGCGCGCAGATGCTCGGCCCGGTGACACCTGTTGTTAATACCATCACCAATATCGTGACCGTAACACTTGGCGTCAGTTCAGTTAACAATCCATCAGGCGCCCTGAGCATTGGCCAAAATCAAGAAACCGATTCGCAGTTACGGATTCGCAGGCAGCAATCAGTTGCGCTGGCATCCAATGGATATTTGAATGGTTTGCTGGGCGCAATTCTTAATTTACCCGGCGTCGTAGGCGCCGCGCTTTATGAGAATGTAAGCAATGTTACAGATGGAAACGGCATTCCGGCGCACGGAATCTGGTTAATTGTGGATGGTGGTGCAAATACTGATATCGCAGATCAGATTTATGGAAAAATTTCTTATGGTGCAAATATGAAAGGCAGCGTTTCTGTTCCCATCACGACAGCATCAGGAGGAACTTTCAACGCGCTTTTTGATCGACCTGCTAGCGTTCCACTCTATATTAAATTTAATATTCAGAAAACTATTTCCACGGCAACATTTAATCAAGCAGCCATCAAATCTTATATTGCCGCTAATCAGGAATACACTATCGGACAATATGCAGATCAAGCTAGCTTAACCGTTATCGCCTTGGCGGCAATTAACGCAACTGGCGGCGGAGGTGTGCCTAACGAGGTGATGATTTCAACTGATAACGTGACTTACGTTGATTATCTAGCTACGCCAACACTGGGCAGCGAATTTACTCTTTCAACCGCTAATATGTTTATCACGGTGCTGTAATGGCCGCGCCAGCAACCGTTCAGAGCATCATAGGTTATTATGTAAATTTGTTGATTATACAATATCATAATCAGCCAAAAGCGCAGGCCGTAATCACTTCATTGATTTCATCATTAATCCAAAATGGAATTCTGCTGGATATACAGAATGGTTATAATATTGACACTGCCATAGGCCACCAATTAGATATTTTAGGGAAATATGCGGATATTGATCGTTTTTACCAGGGCCAAACTTTCACGGGTTTTTTTGCGTTTACGACTTACACCGAAATTTCTCCACCTGCGTCAAAACGTGGTTTTTCAACATATGCCTCCTATCTTCCTGCCGCAGGTCAATGGTTAACATATGCAGGAATTTTAAGCCAGGATAACGCGCTTTCAGACAGTGATTTTCGTATACTTTTAAAATTGCGTATAATTCAGAATAATATGAATTTTTCTAGGCAGGCAATTGACCAAAATATTTTTAACGTCTTTGGTGATAATCTTGTCCCAGATAGTCTTGGAAACATGGTTATGGATTATATTTCCAATTCACAAAATTCAGCAATCTTTTTAGCCGCATATCAAAAGGGTGTTTTGCCTAAGCCTATGGGTGTTAAACTGAGATATATCATCAATCATACCTTGCCATTCTTTGGATTCGCAACGTATGCAGGATATAGTCCGCTTGAAACTGGCTTTGCAACATATGCGACTTATGCTAATGATAGTGGTGAAACGCTTGATTATGCAAAACTAATAGGCTCCTAACGTGAAGGAATTAAAATGGCTGGTTTATTAAGAAAAACACTTTTTCAATTTGCTAGTGCTGCATCAAATAATGGTGTTTTTGGCACCGCCCAGTTAGGCACAAAAGTTTTAAGCAATGACCCTACAGTTATTCAAGGTATTAGTGGCGGCGCGCCATCAACGGCATGGCAGCAAGGTTGGCTAAACGCGACAATTTCATCACAAAATTTACCTCCTCTTGAAGAAATGCAGGGTTTGCAATTTGTTCAAACCTATCATGTCGCATATTTATTAGCACGTGGCCTTTCCGAATATGATACAGGCACGACTTATAATATTGGTGATATTACTCGGCCTGCTGCATCCAGCCAGCTTTATATGAGTTTGATTAACACAAATCTTGGCAATGCATTGCCTTCAGCAGTAAGTAATTCAAACTGGCAATATCTTGGTGATTTAGCATCTTTAGGCACTGGCGTAAGAACAAGGTTAACCACAACTGCTAATTATTATGTTGCAACGACTGGAAATGATTCAAATCCAGGAACTTCCGGTTCTCCATGGCTTACTCTTGGTAAGGCAGTTTCTTATATACAAAATAATTTAGACCTTGCTGGAAATACCGTTAATATTAATGTTGCAGATGGAACTTATACCGGTGGAATATCTGTAACCGGGCCATGGTTTGGCGCGGGAACTGTTAATTTTATTGGTAATACTACGACACCGGCTAACTGTATTATTTCGACAACAAGCCAGGATGCAATCCTTGCACAACAAGGAGCCATATTTAATGTCGGCGGGTTCAAAGTTCAAACCACAACAAGCGGGCGTGGTATTCAAGCCAATACGAATGCAGAAATTACTTTAACCAATGCAATGAATATCGGTGCTTGCGCGAATGAACAGATGTACGCGCCGACTAGTGGTTTAATAGTTTATGCAGCTAATTATACAATTTCAGGAAGCGCACCTTATCATTGGAGCGCGACTACTGGCGGCGAAATTACTTTTGGAAATGCGGTTACAATTACTTTAACAGGAACACCGGCATTTTCTTCATCTTTTGCGTTTTCGAATGCGTTAGGTATCATCTCATCACCTTCGGGCGGCATTACTTTTTCTGGTGCCGCAACAGGTGTAAGATATGTAGCACAGCTTAATGGCATTATTAGCGTAACGGGCGGTGGTGCGTCTTATCTTCCTGGAAATAGTGCCGGTTCTACTGCTACGGGTGGACAATATGCCTAATTATCCACAAGGTAGACTGACTCTTCAATCAGGGAATCCGGTGCAAACTTGCGATCAATTAAATACTGATACTATTTATTATGCGCCCCTAATTGGTTTAAATGGCACTGCCCCTATTTATGATGGTACATCTCTGCAAGATCGTTTATTTATTTCAAGCGATACCGACCAAGTCGGATTATCAGTTATCATTGATAGCAATTCAGCCCATACAGGACATTGCATTTCATGGAATTTATATGATTTATTTATTTTTTGGAATGGCTCTGCTTCTGTTCTTGGGTATGGCCCAGCTTGGTCACAACCAGTTGCACCGACTGCTGACAGGGGAACGGGGTCTGGAACAACAGAGTTAGAATTTTTTAAACGGCTATGGGTTAACAAGAATGCCATTGTTCTACGCTATGGGGTTAATTCGGGTGATTTTACAACTATCTCAGCTAGACAGGCCACCTTTTTAGGCACGTTTCTAACTCAGGGGAATGTGCGGTGTGATATGCCGCTTAAGCCCACACCAGCAGCCGGAGGAACGCAAAACTTTGTCTGTTTGTCGAATGCTTATAATGCGTGCGATATGACAGTTTTGAACCGAGATTCAAGCACAAGCTGGACCTATAGCAGTGCATCAGTGCAAATGGCGAATCATGGTGCCAATGGCGGTAATAATGAACGCAATCGTATCTGGTGGGTAGACTGCCTGGGAATTTATCCCGCAGAAGCTGAATTTTCAGTGACAGTTACGCCAATCGGGTCTGCCGCGAATGCTTACACCTGCGGCGTAGGTTTTGAACAAGTGACAAATTTAGGCCTAGGAATTATTAACCAAGCCGCCTTTGTTGGATCAACAAGCCAAGGCTCGACAATAACCGGCTATGATACTAGCAACCCGGTTCTAGGTCTAAGGTGGGTTCATGCATTGGAGCAATCCACTACCGCGGGCATGAATATATATGCTAACGGATTTACCGCATTAAAATTAATGACTAAATCATGATTCTGCCCTGGCAGCCATTCATTTTAGCCCTGGCAAATCGCCTGCGTGATGGCTTAGTTACGGAATTAACCGCTGACCCGCTGAACCCACGCGCGCCATCGTCCACCAGCAAATTCAAGGCTGCTATTTGGCATTTCTTTACCGATCATGGCCAGCAAGGTCGCCTATTGCTTTGGGCGCTTCCTTTTGCTCTCATGTTGATTTCTACATGCGGCTGGCCTGTCACTTGGTATGAAAATGCATTTTATTTTGGATGGCTTTGGGTTGCGGCCTTCGCTGGTGCATGTTGGGCTGATTGGGGCGAAGTCTACCTACCGCCATGGACCTTGCTGCGGTGCGCGCGGTTGGCATGGGAAGGCGTCAAATTTACGCTGCCAGCGGGGTTAATTGCCGCCGTTGGGGATTTTTATCCTCATAATATCTTTTTCGGTGCGCTGGTGGCGCTTAGTGGCGCTTTAATCGTTCCAGCTTACATGATTGGTTGGACAGTTCCATCACACACTAAGGGCATAGAAAATGGAACCCCATTGGGTTCGGCTCTGTTTGGGTTTTTTCTGGGGTTGATCGGTTTTTTTGGTTTCATGTGCCGTAATTAGATGTTTTTGGCAATAACTGACCTCTTTTTCCTTATGCGCACCGCAAAAAAGACCATTCATATACGGCCAAAGGCAATTATTGGCGCCTGTATCCATTAAATTCATTGCTGTTTTGGGTGATTCGTCGAAATGTTGTGTTAAGATATCGTCCAAAGCCTTCTTATTTGAATGTTTTGGCAAACTTTTTATTTTTTTGGGGGCTGTGGTTTGTTTCTTTTTCTGAAATTCCCAGCCTTCGCGATCACATTTTCCGATTACCGATGCCCGTGTTCTTCCTATTTTTTCCCCTATTTCTCGTGCAGATGCACCTTTCGCCAACATTTTAATAACTATTTGTTTTTGCTTTTTTGTATATAAATCTTTCCTATTCGAACTCATTATAAGCCTCACGATGAATGCTTTTTCTTCTGTTCGGATTTATATTTTTCTTAGATTTTGGGATATAAAATGATTTTCCTTTAAGTTGAAATCCTTCGCGATTACATTTCCCAATAATTGAATTACGACTTTTATTTAATATCTTTGCAATTTTGGCAGAACTTAACCCATTCTCCACCAGAATTTTTAATTCATCTGTTATTTTTGAAGGCCACAAATCGTCTCGCATTTTTATAAGGTACTTGATTCGCAAGTGCAGCGGAAAGCCACAATTGCACTGATTCTGAATCTATCCAAGCATTAGGGTCTGCGCAAGAAAATTCTGCCTGTGAGTGAGTGATTCGGCTATCATGGATGATGAATGCTCCCGAAATTGAAAACACAATCACAGCCATGCATATTAACTTCATTGTGTAATCATCAATCTATTAATTACAGCCAACAATTCACCAATTGTTTCCCCAGCAATTTCATTAGGATCACGTGGGCTGCTAATATCTGGATATGGTTTGAATTCATTGCTTTCTATTTTCTTTTTGACAATCATCATATCATTAGCGACTTGATTTAGAGTTTGATTTACAAGCTGCTTATCTCTCATGATTAAAAAATCAGTGTATTTATTTTTATCAATTTCACCATCAATATTTTTTATATCCTCTAATGATACCAAAAATTTATCTGGTGAAAGTGGTGGAAGCATAAGGATATTTAAATTTGATGGATCATGTCCATTTATTTGATTTTCTGGCATTGGTTTTCTCCTTTGGAGGGTTTGGGTTTATTAAAGTCTAATAATACGTCAATAATTGGATTTATAAGACGTTTTGCAGGACTATACCAGCGGCTATGCGGGTAGAAATATTTCAAGCTATCTTTTGTAACATGATTCCAGCATCCTTGTTTAACACAGAATGACCTAAAAAGTTCATCAATCCAAAAAATCATGGATTCGCCTTCAAAGCTCGGATTTCCCATTGTAGATGGGTTAAGACTGAACCTGTCACACATGGCGGGTTATTTTTTATTTGATCTAATCGCGCGTCTATTTTTAAGGCCGCTTCCTCAAGCGCGGCGTTACGTGCTTCCTGTCGGATTGCTTCATCACGCTGCTTGATTAAGTCTGCCATTTTATTATGGTAAATCTCGAAAGCCATGGCGTTTTCTGTCACATAGCCAACATCCCAGGTATCTAAACATTCATTAATTAAATGCCTTTCAAATTCCTCCGCAGGCATGGCCATCATCCCTATGGGGTTTGAACGTGGGATGGTTGCACGGGTGTTCCAGGCTTCAATAGCTTTAGCAGCCGATTTATCATAATAGATATCCGTCTCTGGTTTCACTACACAATTATCATTGGCGCATTCAACATTATAAACCGATATTTCATCATCGCCTATTCCACCAATGGATAAATGCGGTTTTCCACCACAAAATGGTCAAGGCAACAATTCCGCCTGATAATCCGTGGGGTTTGGTGTGTGGGTGGTCATGATGGGTTTTCCTCTGATTGCATAATATTTCTAAAATCGCGGCACCAATCATTATAAGCTGTGTGCATATTAACCATAAAATCAGCTTGCCATTTTTTGATTGTTTTTTGTTTTTCTAGTAAATAATATTCCGCATAAGTGCGGCGATTATCTACATGCGGCAAATATCCTCTTATAAATTCGCCAGTATCAGTAAATCTTTTATTAGGAATTATATCATCTCCGCCTTTCTTATATTCAGCACAATTAATTTTATTAATCTCTATTTTAGCAGCATTTATAGCATCTTCTTCAGTATCAAATACTAGGTCAACCAATGATTTTCTAAATGAAAATGATTTCCCTGCCTTATTTAATCCAGATCGTTGGATGTTTATGGTATATTTCCCGGCGTCCTTACCAGCCACAAGACACCATGAGCGCACATTAAAACCATCAATGATAAATTCCCTCATCTCAATCCCCCAATCTGCGCCCTGTGGGCTTTCGGTAGCGGCATCCAATGCGTAGGTTCTAAATTATAGACAACAGGTTGTCCGCATTGTGCTGCCCAACATCCCATTTCAGGTGAAAAGTGTCCTTTATAAACATCTTCACCATCCATCAATAAAATTGATTTTCCCTCTGGCGCGCTTTCAATCGGCAACCATTCATCCAATTCCGACGCATCAACAGGTTTTTGAGAAAAGCGAGCTTTGTATTTTGCGATTGCTGCGCGGGCTTTTTCGCCAGCAACTCTTGCCTCCCCACTCCTATAAACTGTTGCCATAGCTTCTAATTCGATTGCCGCATCTTCCAAAGCTCCCAGCAATTCCGACGCATCGGCTGGCGGTTGGGCTTTAGACTTCCAATGTAAATAACGAGCTATTAAATTGTGGAGAAGGTCATCCGCAAAGGCTGCACAAGGAACGTCTGGCTCAAGTTCTTTTAATCGATACCGAAATATTCCGATAAACTCTTCATTGCATATGCAGTTCGTGCATTCGCATTTACATTTTTCTTCTCCATCAGATTTCCCAGCCAAATGCGAGCGGGCGGCTTTGATTAAGGTATTGAGTGCGGAAAAAACAGGTAATGGTATTGTTGCACCAGATGCGGCCCATCCATCCATGAAACCTTGCATATGTTTAATTGCTTCTTCAACCTCAGCACAATTTGGACTAGGTTGGGCGGCGCGGGTGAGGGCTGAAAATATTATCTCATTCACCTTAATTTGTTCATTCAAAGTACGATATGATTTAATACCCCATGGAGTTATACCCATTAATTCTTTAATACGCTGATAATCTTCCGGCTTCAACGCCTGTAAGTCTGGGGTTGTCATGGTACGTAACTCAAATGAAGATGGGCGGTGCAGCTCTGCAATTCCCAAAGCCATATAGCTGTTATGAAAGCATATAACATGATTTTTCCTAATTGCTTAATAGTCATTTCTCACTCCCATAAGTAGGGGCTGCGGATAGCATTGCTTCATAACGCTTTGTGAAATTAGGATAACCCTTTAACCAGATCTTCCATATGTCCTCTGTCGGCTCCTTGGGCACAAGCTGCCAGTCCGGGTCAGCCATAGCGGAGAGGGCATGAGAAATGACAATAAAATTCTTTGTTACCCATTCCAGGAATTGATCTGGCATAAAATATCCACCATGCTGTAATCTAGGAATCGAACTTAAGGCAGCCTGACAATCTTCTCGCGTTGGTGTGGTCACATCACCCCCCAATCATTTGCTGGCACCCATAGGTAGTTAAACCATTGATGTGTCTTGGTGTGTTTCAAGGCCTGATTGATCTTAAACTCTGATAGCTGATTATAAATCATGCTGGCATAGTCATCGTCAGACGTGTTGAATGCGGGTATGTTTGAGATGGTCATTTTATACCCCAAAATTCAGATAATGACCTGTGACGGCGTAGAAAAATACCAGCATCAACCACATGAAAATTAATATTCCAGCCCCACCTATTAATCCGATTGCAATATGCTTCATTTTAAACCCCCACCATTTCACGGATTGCGTTTTCGACATTGTTAATCATAATTCCAATTCTTTCTGTTGGAGTTTTGATAAATTGTTTTTGAAGTGCAAGATATTCTTTGACCGCATAATACAGACAATTATATAAGCATTCATATTCATTAATGGTACGGAATGCGTTGTCTGAGGCAGTTGCCACAGCATTAATAGCGTTTTGAAACGGTGTGTTTCTAAAACGGTTTTCGGCATGTATAACCAACATTATAAATCTCCTTTGCTGAGAATTTCAAAAATAATCTGAGTGGTTTGCTCCTTTGCCATCAACAGATTTTTCATTCCGAACATGATAATATTTCTCTGTTCATCAGGTTGCAGTCCAGATAGATCATCATTGATATTGGCCTTTAGCGCCTGTGTGGTGCGCCCTAACATGTAGAGGGCATCATTCAGTTTTTCTTTAAGTTCTGGTGTCATTATAGCCCCCGTGCTTTTGCGATTGCTGCGCGTGCACCCGATCTCTCAAGTTGCCATTCTAAACCTGCTGTTTCTGCATCATTGACTAGCTTTACCAATGCTTCCAGCAATTCATTATTTGTTTCTTGAAGTTCAGTGTTGTGACGGATATATGGTTTCAGCATAGAAAGATCACGTTTCGTATATGTGCCAATTTTTAGCCCATCGCCTGATATTGGTTCTGCTGCTATTGTCTCATATTGACCTTTAAGTAATTTTCTCTGTTCTGTTAAGCTATTCATGCTGCAATCTCCATATTTTCAATCCATGCATCAATTTGAAAATTTTCAATTTGCTGTAAACGTTCACCAAATGTTTGTCCCTGCATAAGATGCGGAAAAAAATCATCAAATTCTAGGGTTTCAGTCATAGGCTCCATTCTTAATTGTTTGTTAATGAATGGTGCGATGTCATCATAAAATAAGCTGGCTTGTTCGTGATTTTTTTCATTTAATGCAGAATAAGCTTGAACCGCACGACTTGCACGATTTGCGATATGAGAAACGGAATCCCATTCCTGATATGCTATTTCTTCATTTGTCATAACCATTCTCCTTTTCCGTGGTGCATCATCGCATCCATACTTATAGAATAACACCATTCTAAATCTTTTTCAAGTGCTATTTTAAATCTTTTTTAGATCATAAAAGCCATTGAAATCATTATATATTTATTCGACCCTCCATAATTCAACGCCTTTTTCAGTCGTTCGAACGCTAATCCTGCGACCCGATTCGTTATGATAAATCAGCAGGGCGTGACGGTAAGATAGAAATTTCTTGGGCGGGAAAATAACGCACTTCCCGGATTTAATTTCCATCAGTTCATTTAGCTTTCTCTGAATTTTAATTGATCGTTTAGGCGGTATCATTTTTATTACCTCACATTGGGGGTTGTTCTGATTTTTTCAAATCAGCGGTTTTTGCAATTTTGGAAAATTCCGCATTTTTGGTGCGGACAATATTTTTATCTTCATCCGATAATGATTGCACAAATTCCATATATTTCGTAACGCCCTGTTCAGCCGATGCGCGGGCATCGCTTAACAATTGGTCATCGTGTGAAACGGTAAAATCACCTTCCAAGATTTCACCTTCTAGTGGAGGCGATTCTTCTGGTTCTGCGGTTACATTAACAGGAGAAGATTGGGGTGATATCGCCTCATTGATATTATCAACAATGCTTCTACGTTCTGGTGCAGCGGGCTGATTTTTTAGATCAAAATTCGCTTCATTGTCGTATCTAATCATTTCCTGCAATCCCATGATATCAGCAAACTGAATTTTGCAGGCACGCTTGATGGCCGCAGCTTTCGCTTTCTCAATCGGCCATGCAGACCAGATATAATCTTGCTTTGCGGCCTTGCGCATCTTCACTAAATCGTTTTTAGAAACTGTGGTGACCTTCTGAAATTTTTCATTGCCTTTGGTGTAGTAAATCCGCACCAGGACTCCTTGCAGTTCTTCCCAGCTATCATTAAAAACACTGCCGCGCTGTAGCGTGTAGGTTTGAAATCCGCCGTCATCCAGAAGTTTTAATGTATCTCCTTTAAATATTGCCTCAGCCACGAAATCAGCATCACGGTAATATTCTGATATTTTTGAGATATAACCCCGGAACCCAATTTGAAGCTGCGCCTTATTGAAATACTTAACAAGGTGCGCGTGCTGACGGCCATCTATGGCGATTTGGAACTGCGCGGCGTCAATCATAGCCTGACATATACTATCAGGCGTGCAGACCGTTAAATCGCGCTTTTCGTCACCCGCCGTTTTTGCGATCTCAGCCAAGACGCTGCTGGCATATTTGAATGCTTTGGCGCGGCTGGTTTCATCCTGTGGGTTCAGGTTTAGCGCAAGAATCAAGCGATTGGTGACATCTTCACTTTTAAGCTGTTTTTCAATGACAGCTAATTGATTACTTTTCTGCATCACGCGGCCTTTCCAATTTGAAGTGCTGAATTGATTTCGCTAATCAGAACAGAAGGCAATCCAGTTTTTTCGCCAACAGGTTTAAGCAAAAATTCATAGAATGGTTTTCCATCCGGCCAAACTGTTTGAAGTGATTTAACAGTTGAAACACTGTTTAACATGGCGCTGATTTTGTGCCTTAATTCACGGTAACTTTTATCAATATCCTGCTTTTTATTTGCAAATGCTGTCACTTCATCAGCTAATTCTCCCGTGATGACACCAAGAGGCTTACAGCCATTTGCGTTTGGAACCCGATGGCCTTTTGCGCTGTAAAGCCTTATGTCCATACCGTTCACGTTAAAACGCAGGCATGTATCAACTCTTAGCCAATTATCCGGCAATGCATTGGCTTTGCGAATTATATCAATTGGATAAATTGCTTTATAACATTTGGTTGCTAATTTATCTTCTTCTTTTTGCAATTCTGCTGCTTGCTTTTTGAAAGCTTTGTTGCTGTCACCCATTGCATTACTTAAAATGCTTTCGCGGTAATCGTTGGTTAGTCTCATAATTCCCCCCTAGTAGTTAATCGTTACGTGTTTGATTTTGCCCTGCGCTATCAAGCCGATAATCGCTTTTCCTGATTCTTCAGTGAACCCATGTGTAATAAAATCTGCAAGGATTTCATTGTTGATTTTTTTCCGATGCTCCTTGTTAGCCGCGCGTTTGGCCTCTGCTGATGCAATTTCTGCCTTCTCTTTGGCCTCACGTTCAGCAGCATCTTTCATCATCTGTTCGGCTGCGGCCTTGGCTCTTTCATCGGCTTGTTTCTGACGTTCGATTTCAGCATCAGCGGCTTTACGTGCTGCGCTCTCAGCGCGCAAACGTTCCAGTTCGGCAGCATCTTCCTCAATTTTAATCTGCTGCGCCAAACGCTCAGACAGCTTATTAAAACTGTTTTCTTTGACGGCATCAAACTGACACTGGAACTCCTGAAAATCACGATCACCTAGCTTCTGTAATGCTTCCAAACGATCTTGAATATCTTGCGCTGTGGTATCAGTGCTAAGAACCAAATAATCGCGGGCGCGCTGGATTAATGAATTGTGACCTTCGAGACGCGCAGCCTCCTTATCTTCATAATCAGTTAATGGTTTGCGAACTTCGGCCTTATGTGCATCCAGTTCATCGCGCAATAATTTACGGCGTTCATCAATAACAGCCAGTTTCTTTTTCTGGTCAGCAACCAGCTCCTTCCCTAATTCATCCAACCCGGTTTTTGTGCGCGCAATCTTATATGCCATGCTGGCAATTTCAGAGCGTCCTTTATCCGTTGTGATATCAGGATTTGCGATAGCTGATTTTTCTTTTATCAATTCAAGGATATTTTCTACCCCTCCTGGGCAAAAAACATTTTCTGCTTTGATTGCTTCAATTTCAATCAGTTCTTTGCTTTCGCTAGTCATTCTCAACCCCTACAATTACACGTTGATTTCTGGATAAAAGTTCGTAATCGGAAGTTACTAAATCACAAGAATTTAAAACTTGCGTTCTTCCATCTTTCCAAAGTGCGTAAATTTCATTATGGAACATCCCCGTTACTATAAATTTATCAGAAACAATTATATATTTTCTGGGGCGATAAATATCCCCGATATTGGCAATATGAACCGAACTTTTGGGCGTATAAGTAAACTTTTGTGCTGCCATCTCAGATATAGTTGTGGAAAATTTTCCGCCTTCGCCACTATAGGACGTAGTAACGGTTAAAGGCTCAGTTTCCAGATCAATAAAATCCTTACCAGTTATCCATTCCCATAGTGATTTAAACATTTTAATTCTCCACTGACACGATAACACGTTTGTTGCGGGCAACCAATTTCATGTCTCTTTTTACATATTCTTCAAAAACTTCTTTATCCATTTCTAAAGTCGTTCCAAGACTTGTAATCATTTGCAAACCAAAAAAAATGCTGCAACCGACAACAATAATTCTACTTTTTCGAAAAACCATTGGTATTTCAAAAACGTCACCTATTTTTACATCTTTATATTTAATCATAGCTACGCTCCTTGGTTGATTAGTTTGGTTAATTCCCATTCGGGCAGTTTCATGGCACCAATTTTTCCTTGGTATTGAGGCCATAAATTATTTACTATGCATTCGTTCATTCGTGAAAGCAGTAAACTCAACTGCATAGTACCGTAATCCAAATAATTCATATCAATTAAATCGCTGATAGGTTTCATGACTTCAAAGCATTCGACCATATAAGGCGCTTCTTGCTCTACCGCGATGAAGACGTAATTATCTTGATCCCTTTCGAAATGTGCTTTAAAGCCCTGCGCCGTGATCGCCGCTGATAAATGATAACCATAATTAAAAGCATCCCTATAAAATACATCTGGTTTTACGCTCCTTGCTATTTTTAAGTCACAGTTAAGACCGTCGTTACCCATTTTATCAGGTCGGCATTTCAGTTTGTTTCCTTCTTCATCTTCCCAAAATATGCTTGCTTCAACATAGCCTGGCGTCTTTAGCAATGAAACGGCATAGGTGTTTTTCGCCAGTGAATTTGCCATGCTTTCGATCAAATCATATTCTGATTTTTTCAAGATGGTTTTGTTTCCAGCCAAAGCGATTTGGTCTTTAACAACCTGCATCCGTTTGTCATGACGCCATTCTTTTTCCTCACCTTTATCGTTCCAGTAGGTGGCAGGCAGGATATGGTAGTTTGATTTCCATAATTCCGGCTCCAAAGCCAAAACGTGAACCGCATTGCCCAGGCGAAGGCTATCCGTTTGCTCTTGCTCACCGCCGTCAATATAATAATGCTTATAACGTGCCGGGCAGTCGGCAAATTTTGCCAAGCCGGATTTAGAGATATGCGATTTATCAGCATGATAATCCGTGATCGACATATCGGTGTGAAGTTTTGCTATCATGCCATTCTCGCTTTCAACATCGCATCTGCTATTGCATATGCTTCTAAAGGTGCATTATTTATAATTGCTGATATTGATAAATCAGCAGGTTGCGAAGATATTAACCCAATAATTGCCTGGGCAGCAAAATAATCCCGCAATGTCATACCATGCTGAGTATCAACTATGGTTCTGCCACTTCTTGCAACCTCGGCTGGCAATGGAAACGCTGCTGGATTTTTTGCTTTCACACTCACGCTGAAATCTCCCTGTATTCTTTGTTTACGCTTCGCGTTTTACAAACAGGCCATCACCTGCACGCACGATCTTAAATTTTGCACCTTTTTCTTTATTGAAAGTCGATGCAACATGGCTCCATTGTGAACGGTCTTTAATTCCGATCGGAAAGCCCTGACCAACGGCAACCTTTGCCAGGTAATCATATTTTGCAAGGAATGCCTTACGGCGTACTTTTTCTGGTGCTGGTGCATCAACGATGGCGGGGAATTCAGACATATGCGATCTCCTGATAGGTTAAGGTTTATAGGATGATTAACCATCCATACAAACATTATATGCGCATATATAAATCAGATGCAACAACTATTTTCAATCTTTTTTAAATTATTTATAGTTTACAATCTATCACTATTCGCCTAACAACCGAATCACATCCTCGGGGCACCGCACAACCCCAGCAATTCCCCCTGATTTCTTGACTTGTTCAATGAAATTTAACTGTTCGGGGCTAGGTCGGCCCGTTGCCGTCTTCACTTCCATAGCCAAAAATTTACCATTCTTAGTCCAGCCTATTAAATCGCTTGCGCCATCGCACAGCAGTCCGGCTTGAATTCTTGCCAGTGTTTTAATGGCACGATAAAAACCCATGACGCCGCCGTTTTTGACAGCATCAATTAATGTCTGAACTATTGTGAGCGCGTAAAACATACCGCGAACATTTTTAAAAACGCGCGCGCCGCATAAACTTGCCTGCTTCATGCAAGCATGGACTATTTCAGTTTCTTGACGTGCCATGTTATCCCCCGGCAAGTGCCGCAATAGGTTTCTAATGTGAGAATATATTTAATAAGCCTATCAAGCTTTGATGATAATTCTCCTTTACCATCTACTGCTATTGTTTCGACAAATAATTTTTGACATTTACCGCAACAAAATTCTACGCCTCTACATAATATGTTCATTGCTTAATCCCCCAAGCCATTCGATGAAACCAGATTTTAATTTTACCACACGCTTGCATTTTACCCAAACGCCGCCTTCAACTCGAACGATCTTAACATCATCCTGACTAAGCGCATGGTATTTGATAAATTGCTTTGCAAATGAAATCATGTTTTCTTCAGTATCGCCAGCGATGGCGAATATAACTGTTTCAGGTGTCATTGTGATATTCCTTTTATCTGTGCCATTTTTAAAACCCATCCTTCTTTATAGCCACGCTCTCGCTGTATGCGGCGCAATTCATCCATGGTTTTCACACCGACAACTTCCATGCGCGCAGCTTTCTTCTCCTGCTGTATCTGAATTTCCTGCAATTCACCTTCGCGCTGTTCAATCTCGCGTTCGGTGCGCGCACGAACTAAACCGCACGATGGACATGACATCTGGCTAGGCGGATAAACAAAGAAACATCCCGCGCACTGGATAACGGGCGCTGCGCGGTCTGCACTGCCGCGCGTGGATTTCATGCGGTTTTCCAGCGTCCAGTCGATATCGGCGCATGGCAATCCATGTTCATTAAAATTATTTGCGTGGTCAAAGAAAAACGCTGGCTGCTCACCATAGCGCAGGCCGCGCCCGTTTTTCTGCCTTTGCTTTGCCAATGATTTCGTGGGCTGGCAATCAGTGATGCCCTCAATTCTCACACCCTTAACACCGCTGGCCGTGGCAAGATCATATCCAAAGGTCAGCAATTCAGCGTTGCATAACTGTAACAATTCCCGATTGGCGTAGGCTTTCGCGATGCGCTTGCGTTCATCCATGGGCGTTTCACCATCCATATGCATCGCCGGAATTCCAGCGTCACGATACGCCTGCGCGAGCAATTGGCTGTGCTTAACACTGACAGCAAACGTTACGCCCAGGCGCCCGTATGCGTGTTTTTTATAGTGGCCTACAGCATCCCCAATCAAAACCCTGTCCTGCTCCATGCGTTCGGCAAGCTGGCTCTGCACGAAATCGCCTGACTGCGACACTGCAACGCGCGAAAGGTCTGGCGCGCTCGGCGCGAAGGCCCGGTAATCAGCCAGGCGTTTCATATTTATCAATTCACGCACCCTGGGGCCGCAGACCATATCCTGATAATAACAACCCAACCCGCGCCCATCTAGGCGCCACGGCGTTGCTGACAATCCAATAATCAGCGCAGAATGGTTTTTCAGCCAAGCAATGATAGCATCAAGCCCAGCGCCGCCGTAATGCGTTTCATCAATCAGCGCCAGTTTAGGCGGCGTCATCCGATCTAGGCGTGACTTAATCGTATCCAGGCTGCATATGTGTGCCTTCGCATACGGGTTCAGGCTGCGGCCGGCCGCTATGAAACTGTGCGGGATATTAAATTCATTAAACGTGGCCGACATCTGATCTATCAAATCTTTGCGCGGTACACAAAACCAAATGCTGTTATCTTTTGCCAATGTCTGCTGCGCTAATTTTGAACCTATGACAGATTTTCCGCTTCCTGTTGCGCCTTGCAGTAAAATATATTTATTGCCGCGGCGCGCGCTCGCCGTCACTTTGTCGATACTGTCTTGCTGATCTGGAAGTAAGGTTATCATAGATTTTTATTTTTCTTCCGGTGATTTTAAATAAGAATTAATGCTAAATCTCCCATTAATGTGTCCATTAAAATTAAACTCAAAACATAATGATAATTCTTTATTAATTATTCTGCATGCCTGGTATTCAATACTCCTAACCCTTTCTTGAGAAAGTCCGTATTTTTTTGTTGTTTCATTAAACATTTTATCTCCTATTTGTTTTAATGTTTGTTTATTAACAATCCTTCCTGTTATTACCATTAATTGTCTTTCGTTTAATTTGTCTTCGCATATTTCCAAAAACATATCACGATAATTTTCCCAAGCCCAAAGGAAATTTTTTGAAAAGTTGGATGATTTTATGTTTTTCATCTAGGCTGCACCAGAATGCATTTTTTCTTGGCACGGGTCAAACTTGTATAAAGCCAGCGTTGCGCTTCAACGCCTCGCCCGATCGGCTGATTATAAATCACCACTTTATCAAATTCGCTTCCCTGCGATTTATGCGCAGTGATAGCATAGCCAAAATCGAAACGGTCAAGTGTGCGGTGATAAGGATTATAGCCGTCATATTTATCACCTGTGCCGTTGATATCACCAGCGTAAACATTCAAGCCAGCGTTATCATCGAAGTCCAAAATATAATGCTCGCTTCGTTTAGGGCGCGCATCAGATGCCGCATAGCCGATCATGCCATTAAACAAACCATTGACCGGGCTATTTTTTAGGCAAATCATTTTCTCGCCTGCACGTGGCAACCCTTCATGTCCTGCCAAATCTCTAAATCGTTTATTCCATTCCATGCGGGTTTTATTCATGCCAACGATTACTTGATCGGCATCGCTGTAAATCTCTGCGCCAAAATTCTGCTGTGGCCCGTATTCAAATTCACCTTCAGAGCAAAAAGAAATCGTTTCACCTTCACGCACCATTTTCGAATAACGGATAATCGGGCTGTCCAACGCCTGCCTGTGAATTTCAGTGATAAAATAATCAGGCTGCAAGCTGCATTCGCCTTTAACGGGCGGTAACTGGAACGGGTCGCCGATATATAAAACCTTTTTTGCTACCAATTCTATATGCTTAATTAATTCCTCTGACAGCATAGAATATTCATCAACAATTACCAGCTTCGCGTCAGCAAGTTTGCTTTGCATATTCAAATCATATTTTGGCTTGCGATAATTGGCACGCATTTCTGCAACTTGTTCACTGATACGATTTGCCGTCGCCGTATCACCCATTTTTAGCATTCGGTGCATTTCTTCATTCAGAATTTTCATGGCCTCACGGTCATGGTCTGTCAGAGAATATAAATAGCTGTGTATCGTTCCAGCGTTCATGCATTCCTTTTCGCGCAGGACGTTCGCCGCCTTACCTGTGTAGGCGCAAAATATCGTGCCGTTATGGCCTATTTCATCAGCTATTTGTTTCGCCAGTGTGGTTTTACCAGCACCCGCATATCCGGCTAACACAAAACGTTTTTCTTTTGTTTTATGCCATGCCATTACGCCGTCGAACGCTTCAATCTGCTGCGGACTTAACTGTGCCATTTATCTAACTCCATTTCCTGTTGTGGTATTTCTGGCATATCTTTCGGCGCATTAGGGTCTATGCCAAAATGATAATAAGGCACGCAACTGCTGCGTGATTTATATCCTGGTGAAAAATCAACAGAGTCACACGCCCTTGCACCTTCTAAATCTTTAAGCGTTCTTCCCCATGATGACCAAGGCGTTTCGCGCAGCATATATTGTAGTTTGGGTGATTGATTGGCAATCCAGATGCCGTCTTTTTTCGGCCAAATACCATGCTCGCGTAATGCTTTTAGCACGGGTTCTTTTTCTCTTTTTTGTAACATGCTCCCAATAGTATCTTCAATCATCCTGCCGTTATCTTCATAACGAATATTTCTTGTCGCGATTGTCATAATTAATTTTTCAGGGTCAGCTTGTTCAGCTATTGCGGTATGCATTTTCCAATCGTGCTTTTTAATCCACTCAACAGCTTTTTCATGGCTGATAGTGCGCGTGGTAGTGAGCAAATATAATCCCGCCAACATCGCACCGATCTGATCTGCGGCGCGGCGATCGCATAAAACTTCACTGGCCGCATCAGTGAAAATATGGATATTGGCGATTAATGTTTCGATGTTCTGCAAGGTGCGCATTAACATACCTGCCGCATATTTTTTATTAATCAACGATCGGATTTCTTTTTTAACAGTCTTGTATCTTTCATCTGCGCCTTGGCTGGTGTCGCGTTTCAATCCCAGCATTGAAATTCTGCTTTCGTCAGCACGGTGTTTAATCGCGGGGTTGATTCCTGAAAAACAAAATGCTGACCGTACCATGTATTCAATCGCATCGCCTCCTGACGTCCCCTTAATAATTTTACCCCCACTGGACGCGCGGCGCGCCAATGACAGCACCGCTTCAATAATTCCCTGATCGCGCAGGCTCTCGCTTTCTGCTTCATCATAAATTACTGGACGGCCACCATATCCCAAGGTTTGCCGAACGCCCGCCTCTGTTGTTCCGCCTTCAATTTGCAGCGCCATCTCGCCCATCATCGGCATGATGATATCTTTCAGCACAGTGGTTTTCCCGGACTGGCTTTGCCCAGTCACCCAAATATGCGGGCGCCACGGTAGTGCCGCGCAAACAGGAGCAATGACGATCCAGCCTGCAAGTAATTCGCCAGATAGATTATTATCCCATGATAACATTGCGCATAATTCGCGCAATTTAGATGCTTGCAAATTACTTAATGCCTCACCTGTTATTCTAATTTCGGTCTGTGATGGATATACATATTCGCTTTTAAATCTGTATAGACTATATTCTTCCCCATTAATCGCCAAATGATTACCGCAATGCATCACGTAACGGCCATTATCTTCCCAGACTCCTATGCCGCGAACATTCTGTAATTTAAACACCCCTTTTTTCTCACACATTTGTATTAAATGGTTGCAAGCGAATTCAGCTATTTTTCTATTTCCTGTTTTCTCATCATACGGATGACGCCAATATTCCAAAGGTGCTAATCTGAAAAGAGTTGTCATGCTTCCAAGATTGCTTGCTGTAAGCGCGATAATCTGCCCACTTCCCCTAGATAGAAAATAATAATTCCCAGCATCATGCCCCAATATTGTGAAAGGAACATCGTCAACTGGCTTTTCATCGTAAATATCGTAAACCCGTTCACCATCCTCGGATTGGTCAGAAAAATTCTGACCACTTTCACTTAATTCGGAAAACTCGGACTTTTCCGGTTTTTCGGGTTGGCGCGGTTTTTCCGCAATTACCGCCTTTTCCAGCCGTTCTTTGACCGCTTCCAGCCCCATTTTGACATGAACATCGTTAAAATCGACTGATTTCCCATCATTATCGACGATTTCAGGCCAAATCACGTGCGCGCCGATTTTCACTGCGGCCTGCTTTGCCTTTTCAATCCCAATGTTCGGTTCGGTTTCGCAATCATTATCGGCTGCAATCACAATCCGCGCGTCCGGGTATTTCGTGCGCATGGTCAGGGCGACATGCTCCAAATTACCAGCGCTGAATGCCACGATTACTGGCCAGCCTGTGGCAGCGCGCACGCTCGCGCCGGTGGCATAGCCTTCGCAAATAGCGATCGTGGATTTATCATCATCAGACTTGGCGATCGCCGCATAGCCGCCCTTAATTCGGCCACCCTTCATAAACCGCTTTTCGCCGTTTTCCGCGATGAATTGAACCGATGCCACTGCGCTATCAATATAAACAGGAACCATGATAATCGTTCCCATCATTTTCACGCCCAGCAATTTAATCTGCTTCCGCTTCGAATAGGCGTTTTCGGTCGGCGCCGTGCCGCGGTTCCACGTCATCAAGGCGCGCATGGCAGCCTCTTTTTCCGCCGCGGCGCGTGCCACCTCGCGGGCTGTTTCTTCAGCTTTTAGGCGCTTCCGAATTTCGGTGCGTTCATTCGGCGTGAGGCTGCGCGATAGTTTACTCGTCCATTTCAGCAGTTCGCCCGTGCGGTAATTCTTCACCCAGCCGCACCCAAATTCAGGCGTAATTTTTAGCTGATATGCCCCGTTTCTTTTACGGTTTCCGTCCACAATTCGGTAATTGTGTATCAGATCATCTGCCTTTATCGTCGTTTTATCGGCAGGCGAACAGCCATTTTCATCCAAAAACGCTAGAAATTCTTCAAGCATCGGTTTTCTCCCTTATTTTCTGTCAGATTTTAGATAGGGGGGGTATTTTCTTCAACCTTTTCAAGGTATTCCATTAAAGCCGTCTCAATAAATTTCGTCACGCTCATATTGCGCATCTTGCAAATGTGCTTGATAATCGTTTTCATTTCGTGTGGCATATAAAAGTTTGTCGGCACCACACCTCGGCTTTTTTTCATATCTTCTAGCCTCTGGTCAATGGTTTTTTTGGTCATTTTCGAATCCCCTCCTTTTGGGTTAATGTATGTTTCAACGTTTCTACATTTTAGTCAACCCAAAATAATTACCCCGCTAAAAATAGTTTTTACTACCACATGTTTTGCCAAAAAACCGCAGAATTCTGCCATTACGACAGTACCCCGCTTTTTCTACACGACACATATATGCATTATTATAATGATCTAGTATCTCATAGTCATAATTCTCTCTCTATTATATATTATATATTATTATTAATAGTAAGTAGTATAGTAGTAATAGGTCCAAAAACCCAACAAATCACTGGCTTTCATGCAACTACATAAATACTACACCACGTAGTTATAAATATTTTATCAAGGGGGATTGACGAAAAAAAGAATCCTCGGCACTCTGGCCTCAGGAGAACCGCTCACATGGACACGCAAACGAATTCAGAAACCCTGCTTGAAAAAGCCGAACATGAGGGTGAAAAAATCATTCACGCCGCCGAACATTTCGCAGAGGAAATTATCCATGACGTTGAAAATCTTTTCGAACATGACCACAGCGACGCTGGCCCAACTCCGACAAGCGACGGAACTGCACAGCCAGACGCGCTTGCTGTTGATGAGGGTCAAGAACCCGGCCCTATGGAAGCACATGGGCAAGCCGACGCGGCAGCAACTCCAGTCCCCCCCGCAGAGCAGCCATCCGCAGCCGTAATGGCTGCTGCTTTACCCCCGGCTGATGACCACGGCTTGGTAGACCCCCAGGGAAACGTAGCGAGCGTTGAGAGTGCCTCTGTGCCGGCTGCTGACCCAAACGCTGCTCCGGCTCCCCTCGTGGCCACGGTTGGTTTTGCGGAACCTGTTGCTGGTGCGGAGCAGCCCGTGGGATAGGTCATGCCGCTGAATTATAAACAGCGGGCGTTTATCACAGAATTTCTAATTGATAAAAGCCCTAAGGAAGCTGCGATACGCGCAGGTTATTCTAAGAAATCAGCTTCGAATATCGGGAAGAATTTACTTGAACACCCTGAAATAAACGCTGCAATTGAAGTTGCGTTCAAAGAAGCGGCGAAGAATGCAGGTGTAACAGCCGAATACGTGATTAAAACAATAGTTGAAACTATAGAGCGTTGTAGGCAGGTAAGACCAGTTAGAGATAGAAAAGGCGAATTAGTTTATGTAGAAACGTCTGACGGGAAAATAGCACCTGCGTATACATTCGATGCACCAAGTATTTTGAAAGGAACAGAATTACTTGGTAAATCACTTGCGATGTTCACGGAAAAAACAATCAGCCACATGACAGTTAGACCAGACTATAAGGCTGTAGAGGATATGACAGACAAGGAAATCGAAGAAAGATTTAATCAAATCGGTTCATCAATAAAATGAAATGGGATCCAGATTACCGTTCGATTAAAATAAAGCGGTTTCAGTTAGATGAATATCTCAGCAAAGACCCTATCGCCGCTGCCGTGGCGATGAATTATTATCGCACACACCCCATAGAATGGATTGAGGATTGGTGCGTGACGTTCGACCCGCGGTTGGTCGAAAATCGGTTGATGCCGTTTATCCTGTTCCAGCGGCAGAAAGAATTCGTGCAATTCCTGCTAGAGTGCCTCGAAGATCGCGAAAGCGGCCTGATTGAAAAAGCGCGCGACATCGGCGCATCGTGGATATGCTGCGCCTTCAGTGTGTGGCTCTGGTTATTTCACCCCGGCGTTGCCATCGGCTGGGGTTCGCGCAAGGAAGAATACGTTGACGATAAGGGCAACCCGAAAGCTATTTTTCCAAAAATGCGGCAGATCATTGGGCGCCTCCCCGCCTGGATGCAGCCCAAAGATTTTAATATGAATATTCATGCCACCTACATGAAAATCGCTAATCCTGAAAATGGCAGCTTCATTATGGGTGAGGCTGGTGACAACATTGGACGCGGCGGACGGACGACAATATTTTTCAAAGATGAAAGCGCGCACTATGAACGGCCTGAGCAGATTGAAGCCGCGCTTGGTGATAACACAGACGTGCAAATTGATATCAGCAGCGTGAACGGCGTAGGTAACGTTTTTCACAAACGCCGAATGGCTGGGCAGATATGGTATCCATTCGGTGATCGTATTGCAAAAGGCAGGACACGCGTTTTTATTTTCGAATGGCGCGATCATCCAAATAAAACGCAGGCATGGTATGACAACCGCAGACAGAAAGCAGAGGCCGAAGGTCTGCTGCATATCTTCGCGCAGGAAGTCGATCGGAATTATAGCGCGGCGACGTTCGGGATCATCATTCCGCAAGAGTGGGTTGAGGCTTCAGTTGATGCGCACATACGGCTTGGCATACCCGATGAAGGAGAAAAAACAGCAGGCCAAGATATCGCTGATGGCGGCGGTGATAAAAACGCGCTTGCCATGCGTTACGGTATTACATTGCGGTATTGCGATCATTGGAGTGGTGAAGCTGGTGACGCGGCGCGCATCGCTATCCCGCTTGCGAATAAATTTGGTTGTAACGAATTGTATTATGATAGCGTGGCTGTTGGGGTTGGTTTTCGCGTTGAAACAAATACGATGATAAAAGAACCGCAGTGGAATAAACGCCTGCGTGTGAAACCATGGAATGGTGCAGGAGAAGTTTTACAGCCAGACCAGCCGACCATTCGCGGCGATCGCATGTCACCTCTCAATAAGGATCAATGGGAAAATCTTAAAGCGCAGTCATGGTTTAGATTACGTTCACGTTTTTGGAAAACCTATTGCGCTGTCAATCGCGGCAGCGCGTTTAAACCTGATGATTTAATATCACTCGATTCGCGTATTCCACGGTTGCATGAATTAAAAGCTGAATTATCACAGGCCATCAAAAAGACTTCAAAGCGTGGAAAAACAATGGTGGACAAGAACCCTGCGGGCACAGCCAGCCCTAACCTTGCCGATTCAGTCGTTATCTGCTACAATCCAACGCGAAAGGTATCGGGGTTTGATATAGTTTAAATATGGCAAAAAAGAAAAACGCTCCCATTCTAAAAAGCATAGTGAATTCACTACAGGACTTTTCACAAAGTTTAATTCCGATGTTTGGTACGCCTGGGGGCAATATTAATGAATTATCTAGCACTGATACGCTTTATTTTAATTTGCGCTGGTATCTTATTTCAAACTTCCGGCAGTTGCTTGCGGAATTGTATGTTGAACATGGGATTGTACAGACACTTGTTGACCAGCCGATTGAAGATGCATTTCGCGCTGGATTTGAAATTAAAACAGCACAGCTTAACGATGATGAAATATCTCAGCTTCAGATTTATTTAGAGCGCCATGGTGTGATTAGTGCCGTTAAAATGGCGCTGAAATGGGCGCGCCTATTTGGTGGTGGCGCCGTTTTACTGATTAATAATGAAGACCCACGATTACCCTTTGATATTGATAGTGTTGATATCGATACGCCGCTTGAATTTCGTGCGGTGGATATGTGGGAACTGTACGCCGACCAGATGAATATTCAGGGCGACATCACCGTGGGCGGTGCACTTGGTGCGGATAATGCGAAATTTTATAATTATTACGGTAAGATGGTTGACCACACGCGCGTTTATAAAGTGGTTGGTAAAGAAGCGCCTAGTTTTATCCGGCCACGCCTGCGCGGTTGGGGTATGTCTGAAATTGAAAAGGTTGTTCGATCGCTAAATCAGTACATGCGAAATCAGGACGTGGTGTTCGCGTTATTGAATGAGGCGAAAGTTGATGTCTATCGCCTGCAAGATTTCAATGAAGCGTTAATGACGGATGATGGTTCTGCTAGTACGCAGAAGCGTTTGCATTTTGTAAATTTGATTAAGAGTTATCTAAACGGTATCGTCATGGATAAAAACGACGAATACGAACAGAAACAGATTACGTTCGCTGGTCTTGCGGAAGTATTGGTTCAGATACGCCAAGGCATAGCCGCTGATTTGAAAATGCCAATGACGAAACTGTTTGGTATTAGCAGCGCAGGATTTAACAGCGGTGAAGATGATATCGAAAACTATAATGCCATGCTGGAAGGCGAACGCGCGAAAAGTAAGTTCATCGTGCTTGATATGATCGAGATATCCTGTCGTAAACTGTTTGGCCTAGCGCCCGATGATTTGAATATTGAATTTAATCCGCTGCGCGTTTTGGGTGCAGAAGAAGAAGAAAAAGTTAAAGATTATCAGTTTAACCGCGTTATGAGTTCGTACAACAGCGGTCTAATTCAATCAGAAGAAACCAAGCGCGCGATTAATTATGATAGCCTCTTGGGAATTGAAATTGATGAAAAGAAACCAGCGGTAGCCCCCATGGGTTCTGAGAATTTAGTTGGCACAACTGGAAACGTGGATAAACCAGAATGATCGTACCCGGCACACTCAGACAGCCTTTGATTATTTTCATCGGCGCAACTTTCAATCCTTCGATTACGTGGAGCAATGGGATTTTGGGAAACCCTGTTGATTTGACAGGTTATGATGCAGTGATGGAAATTCGGAATACGCTTGCTGACCCAGAGCCGTTATTAACGCTTAGTCGGTGGAACGGTGGGATATTAATCCCCTACCCGCTTACGGGCGTGATGAACCTTTTTCTAACGGCTGCACAGACCGCATGCCTATCACCAACCGTTGAGGCACCGGCTGTTTTTGATCTTCAAGTGACGGCGCCTTCGAATGTTCAAACTGATTATTTACTACAAGGACAGATTCAGATACAACAGATGGTAACCCGATAATGTTGTGCGGCGTTGAAAATGTGCTGGAAGCAGTCGTCATCTTCGACCCGAACAACCAAGCCATTAATATTATTACGATACCAGAGGATAGCATGTCAAATTATTCTTATCAGCCCGGAATAATTACAATTGCGGATAATGAAGGCGGTTTATTGCCTATCTATTTGGGTTATGCGATTTCAATTTTGGGTGGAGATTTAGCTATTATGGAAACTCAGCCATTGTGGCAGATTTCTAAATTAACTTATGATATCAATGGCGCGTTTCAGTCTCAGGCATGGGCGAATGGCGGAGCGAATAGGCTAATTTGGAATGATCGAACTTCTTACGATTACAGCTAGGGATAATATAAAATGACATTTGTCAAAAAAGATAGGGTTCAGGAAACCAGCACTACCACGGGCACGGGCGCTTTAACGCTTTTAGGAGCGGTACCGTCTTACCAGGCATTCAGCGCCGTCATGAGTATTGGGGATACTTGCTATTATGGAATTGCCAATCAGGGTGCGAATGAATGGGAAACAGGCCTTGGGACTTATTCTGGCCTGAATACTTTAACGCGCACAACACCGATTGAGAGCAGCAACGGCGGTGCAGCAGTCAATTTTTCTGCGGGCACAAAAAATGTTTTTAACACGCCGATCGCTAGCCAAACGGCTGTATTATCTCAAGCTAATACCTGGGCATCAGGTCAGATTTTTGTCGCGCCTGTTTTAGGAACGCCCGCCTCGGCGACGTTAACCAATGCAACTGGCCTTCCTATCAGCACTGGCGTAAGCGGCCTGGGCGCGAATGTTTCTGCGTTTTTAGCAACACCCACATCAGCCAATCTTGCTGCTGCGTTGACGGATGAAACAGGTACGGGGGCAAATGTTTTTGCCAATAGCCCTACCCTGGTGACGCCCGCACTCGGAACGCCATCGTCTGGCGTAGCTACAAATTTGACAGGAACAGCGGCAGGATTAACGGCTGGCACTGTCAGCACAATTAATGGATTAATAACTGCCAGCACAAATATCACGATTACAGGTGCGGGCACTTCTGTCAGTCCATATGCCATATCTGCCAGCAGCAGCGCAGGTTCAGCATTCAACACGATTACAGGCGGAACTAATACGACTGCTGCGATGGTGGTCGGTAGCGGTTCATCCCTCACACCTACAGGGACGGGTGCGATTGAGGCAACTTCTTTGGCATCGGCAACCACTGCCGTTGTGGTTTCTGCCGCGACCGCGCCGACAAGCGGCCAAGTTTTAACTGCCACCAGCGGCACAGCAGCGACATGGCAAACACCATCCGGTGGCGGTGGTGGTATAACCTGGAATAACGTTACTGGAACCACGCAAGCAGCGGCGGTTAATAATGGTTATGTAGCGAATAATGCGGCCTTATGCACGATAACGCTTCCATCAACTGCCGCGATTGGGCAAATTGTTGCTGTGGTAGGGAACGGTGCGGGCGGTTGGAAAATTGCACAGAATTCAGGACAGACCATACATCAAAGTTTTAGCAAAAGTTCAACAACAGGTGCGGGCGGTTATTTTGCATCAACAAATCTTTATGACAGCGCGGAATTAATATGCGTTGCGACAAACACGGATTGGGTTGTTCGGAATTCTTCAGGAAACTTGACGGTGGTATAGAGGGGATAAATTATGACAACGACAAACGCAGCGGGATTAGTGGTTACCAATAACGCAGATGGTTTTTTAATTGGCGGTGGGACAATTGAACGTGATTTGACCGTTACTGGTGGAAATGTAACCCTGACAGGTGGCGGCAGCAACACTTTCACTTTCCCGGCTGCATCGGATACACTGGTGGGGCGTACTAGTACGGACACGCTGACCAATAAAACTTTTGTCGCGCCTGCATTGGGAACACCAGTTTCAGGAGTTGCAACAAATCTTACTGGGACTGCTGCGGGTTTAACGGCAGGAAATGTAACAACGAATGCCAATTTAACAGGCGTAGTGACATCATCCGGCAATGCCACATCTTTAGGTTCATTCACTTCGGCTCAATTGGCGACTGCGTTAACCGATGAAACTGGAACTGGCGCGAATGTTTTCGCTACCAGCCCGACGTTAGTCACCCCTGCCCTGGGCACACCTTCAGCCGCTGTTCTAACCAATGCAACTGGCTTACCGTTGACAACGGGAGTCACGGGTGCCCTTCCGGTTGCCAATGGCGGAACAGCATCGACGACTGCCTTGGCGGCTCGTGCAGCATTGGGATTGGACCAAGTTGGCGGCTCGTATCTCGGTGATGCGGTAACAGCGGCCCAGACGATAACACTGATTCAATATGCACCGTTCGCTTTCACTATCAACAGTCTTAAAAACCTCGCCACAGTTGCCGGAACGGTCACAGGGACGCTGAATATTAATGGCACGCCAGTGACTGGTTGCTCAAGCCTTTCTCTCACCAGCACGCCACAGAATGCCACGGCAACTGCTGCAAATTCCGTTGCTATAGGTAATACCGTTACGTTTGTAACATCTAGTGCATCTTCCCTTACCGGGTTAGTTCCGTTTAGCCTTGTCGGAACTCGGTAGATGGCCTGGTCTTTAATCGCACACACAGGCGGCGCCATGAACGGCGCGAATGGTGGAACCCTGGGCACTGCTCCTGCGGCAGGGTCTACTATCAATACGACTGGGGCAAATCTTATCGTCGCTATGACTAGCTGGTATCATGCCTCCCCTGAAGGCACTCTAACAGATTCTAAAAGCAATACTTGGACACAGCTAACTAATTCCTCGGGCGGAAGCAATTCCAATGCTCGTATTTATTACTGCTATAATCCAACGGTAGGATCAGGTCACAGCTTTAGTTATAATGGCGCAAACACCTATCCCGCGCTGTGTATCCAGGCATGGAGCGGTGCAGTCGCTTCACCATTCGATCAGCAAAATGGGGCACTTGCAACCGCATCAACTATTCAAGCTGGAAGCATTACACCGACTGCGAATAATGAATTAATTGTGGCTGGAATAGCAGCAGGCACAGGATTCACAGCACCAACAATTAATTCGGGATTAACGGTTTCTGATACAGGGCTTGGCGGCGGGTCTGCTTTTGGTAATTCGATGGCATATTTGGTTCAATCTACTGCTGCTGCCATCAATCCAACTTGGACTGTTGGAAGTTCAACCGATTTAAATGCCGTCATCGCAAGTTTTAAGGGAAGCGCAGCAGCACCGCCAGCCAGTGCAGGCCAATGGTTTTCCTTAAGCGGGTTATAAAATGACGACGACGATATTTCCTTTAGAGACTACGGGCATCGTTTTCCCAGGAAGCGTTATTTACTTGACTACTCCATGGTCAAACCGCGCGGTATATGCGAATGGCTTTGGAATTTATTTAACCGTTGCAGTTTTTGGCCAGTCTCTTGCAATCCCATCCTATTACACGGCCGGCGCCAGCGATTTAACCGTTACCTATTCGAATTTAGATGGTTCTAGTCCCACGACAACGACGCTGACAACTGTTGCAGGTTCATGGCAGCATAATGTTAATTTATCGGTTTTCACCGGACGCGGAGGCGGCTCTGATGTTTGGACATTGGTTCGAATTCATTTTACAGGTGGGGGGAATGATGTTTTTGACGCGGATCAATTCCTCGCTGTCA